AAAGTGTTTCTATTGTTGGAAATTCGTTCCAGTGCGGTTCATTGTACCACTGCTTTCTCAGGTAAGCATTTACACCTTCATTCAAAAGAATTCTTACTTCGTTCGGATTATCTTCAACAACAAAAGCCGGATTCAATTTTTCAATCACGCCGTGCTTCTCATGTATGTTTGTAAAAGAAACACTGGATGCTCCAACTCTCCATGTGTCCAGCCATTCATGAGTCGTCTTCATTGCAGCACTACAGCGCCTTGCTGTCACAATATGTATATCAATATTTTGGCTAAACCAGTAGTTGATCTGGTGCCATGCGTCCGCGTATGGCTTTAAATTTTTCCAAAATATTGTGTTGTTGAATACGTTCATTGCCTCTGGATCATTTGAATCACTAATCAACCAATGTGAATAGTCATAATCGGCCACGCCTTTTGCCATGAATATCTGGGATATGGGCGTATCAATGTCGGCAATAACGCCATCTAAATCTAAAACAATATTTTTCTTCATAATTTTGGACAAGCAAATAGGGAGCCCCGAAGGGCTCCCCATCGCCATTCACCTCACCAAGTGTCTTTTTCAATTTCTCCGGTTGTATAAAACTTCTCCTGCTTCTCATAAGGAAGAGTTAAATACATATTTGTAAGATCATGATATGGCAAATTCTTAATTGAATCTGGCATTTCAGAAACCTCAAGAGGGATCAGGCTGTAGTTTGTATCTGATGCACCTGAGCCAGTTCTAGAAATCTTATAGAACCGGTCTGTGATCGTACCAAACTCCTTGGCATACTCAATCAGAGTAAGACCAACATGGCGCTGATTAAAAGTCGTGTCAAGAACTCTCGGCTCCCAAACACCCGGCTCTGTCTCAACAGCAATGTTGATCAGAAGATGAGGCTTTGGTCTCCAAGCTTTATCAACAGTAGACTTCTCAGCAGCCCAGCAACGATAGTTGTACTTTTCTAAACCGGCAGTAGAGGCAGCCCTCCACTTCCAATTAATTGGCGATGTAACAACCGGCACATTAATTGCAGTACCAGACTCATCGTCATAATTCTTAGCGTCCTCCGTCATTTCCTGACGGAATCTGATCCGGTACGACTCTCCTGCCGACACCGTGAAATATTTCTTAACAGATGATTTTCCACCTTGTGGTGTGACCACCTGCTTTTCTAATTCATTTAAAGTTTTCATTGATTTAAACATGTTGTTCTCCTATATTGTAAGTTTTTTGTTTTCAATTATGTTTTGTATTTGTTGTTTGTTCATCTCACCTGGGTCTTTAAGCCCAGTTGAGTTTTCCACCGTGTAAATCTCTTTACCACGGCAGAGATCTATTATAGCACATTTCATTGCCTCCCCTGCCTCGTCGTTATCAGAAAAAATTATGATTGAATCAAAATACCTTTTCATCATCTTGACTTGGCTGGATGTTACTTGTGCTCCAAGAGTTGACACAACATTTGGATAACCGGATTGATGAATTGCCATAGCATCAACACTGCCTTCTGTAATTATACAACTGTTAAAGGATTTGGCGTTCTGGAGATTGAAAAGGTAATCAGCCCTACGAAAACCACGGTTATAAAGATATCTAGGTTCTTGATCCTCACGAATTGCCCTGCCGATGTAACCGACCAGTTTATAAGACTGATCCCTTACTGGTATTACGATTCTTTCTTTAACTCTGGAAAAGCCGACCTCAAAGTATTCAAGGGTTTCAAGAGTAATGCCTCGATTTGTGATCCCCTGCAATAACACAACATCTTCTTCTTTTGAAAAATCAATTTCAATATCAACAATGTCCAAGTCTTCTGTATGCTCTTTTTTGAAAAAACCTTTTTCTATCTCTTTCTTAAGAGCAATCGGATCTAACTTGATATCTTTACCGTATGGCTTGCCAGTTAATGCTTTGTAAAGTTGTCGGAAATTTCCTTTCTTGCCACAAGATGGGTTGAAGCATTGCCAAAGCCCAGTTTTCCTATTGATATAGAACGCAGGACTATTTCTGTTTTTGTGAAAAGGACAAAACAAATTAAACTCTTGTGATGTTTGAGATTCAATGCTAATAGAAAGTTTCTCTAACAACTCAAGAATCTGTGATTCCATATCAAATATTGAAAATGATTTGAAATTTGAAGATTTCATTTTTTCTGTCGTAGTCTGTTTTCAGCACAGTGTTTTTAAATTCTCCGTGCTGAGAGCGCCATTCATCCTCAATCCAAGGTCTAAGCCTTATAATAGTTTCAATATCTTCGGCTTCACCTGAAATTGCTTTCTTAGGTATTAAATATCCCATTCTTCCTGCCATTTCCCTGTTTCAAGGTTCCATCTTAAAAAGAAACCAAATTGTGTTGATCTTCTGACTTTTCTAGATACGATCTGGAACAGGTCGGAATTATATTCACGGTGGATAGCAAGCACTAAGTCAGCGTCGTAAGCTAACTGCTTGCTCCAAGCAACCTCTTCTAATTCCGGTGGTCTTTCGGAGTGACCATCGCTCATTGTTACAGCAGCAACATCAACAATTGGCACACCATTCTTGACTGCCATTCTTTTAAAAGCTTTAGATAAATTTTTGGCTTTCTCTGTCTCATTGCGAGCACCAGAAGCGTCATCAAATAGACCGTGATAATCAAGAATAACAATGTCTGGTTTATACTGATCTATTTTTGCCTGCACCATATTCTGGTCTGCTGTTTCAAGACCCTCAGATGTGACAAGATGAATAGCGTGCTTACCATCAAAAGTCTCCTCAGCCCATTTCTCATAAGGCTCAACAACAGTTGGATTGGCCCTTACAAGATCTGTATTAGTAAATACACCACTGCCGTTTGTAAGTAAAGTGTCTAGCCTGTGGCCTTCCTGCTGTTTATTCATTTCTAATGAAATAATTAAAGGCCTGTAGCCTGCGCGCCATGCGTTTACTGCGAACAGTCTTGCAATAAAAGACTTACCAACTCCAGTCCATCCCAGCAGGACAATAAAATCACCCGGTTGCCAACCGCCAAATTGCTTATCAATAACATTGATACCACTAGGGATACCCTGCAATTCGTTATTGCCCCTCTTGGCTCGCTCTCTTAAATCAACAACCCTGTCCTTCCACTCACCAGCAAGATCAGTATCTTTGAGGTTGCTGGAGAATTTATAAAGTTGTAATGTGTTCTCCATAAGATACGCCAGCGCCTCTTTAGGACCAAGATCACCAAGAAGCGCATTTGCTCTAGAGACAATAACCCTAGTTTGATAAGACAAAGACTCTTTCTTTGCCTCATCTATATAATATTTTAGTGGTTCTGGAGTTGCATAAAACTCAAACTCAGGATGGTGCTGTTTTACAGTTTCTTTTGACGGAACTTTTTTGTGCTCATCATAATGATTGGTAATAAAATTCCAAACATCTCTATACTCTATAAAGACATTTTCAATGCCTTCGTTTACTGCCGTAACATAATCATTTGTTTGCATTAAAGAATTCAACAAACGTACTTCGTAATTCATTCTTTCATCATTCTGTCGTGAGTGTCCTTAACAATTTGCATAAACATGTTCTTAGACTCTCGTTCTTGCTTTACCTTGTCTGTAATTTTTTTAGACTCAACCGCAAAATCAAAAATAAGAAACGGTCCTGGTCTTGATTTTACGAAATGGGTTATGGAATCAAACAACAACCCTGAGTCGTAGTGTTCGGCTAATGCTTGAGCAACAGCCTCTTGCCTCGGTGAATCTGGAATAAATAATTTATTTGATTCTCTGCAGGATTTTTCTAAGAACAGAAGAAGATCTTGTCCTGTTGTTCTGTCGCTCATTTTCAACCTCCTTCCAAGTGTAGTTTAGATATTCAAATTCAGAAATACCACCGTAAGTTCCATAAATGTCTCCAGAATTCCATGCATATGTAAAGCACTCTTTTCTTACTGAACATTCATTGCACACTTGAACGGCTTGTTCTATTTCTGATTTTTTGTATGAAAACCAAATACTTCTATCTTTGTGTTCAAAACACAAAGCTTTAGATTTCCAATCTTGCGTATTACTGCTTTTCACTGTCTAACTCTTGGAGTTTGGCTTCAATTTGGCTGTCAATTGAATCCCAAAGTCTCTTCCAAGCGTCTTCATCTTCAAGCGAAGTCGCCTTGCATTTAGCACCAGCATCAAGCCTTAGCGATTCGTAATTGCCAAGATTTTTGGTAATACCAATGGATGCCCAAATCTCCACTTCATTTGTATTCTCTGCCATGTCATTCCCTTGTTTTTGCTTGGACCTTCCGAGAAAGGTTTTGTATTGTGTATTTTTTTGTATTTACAACTGGTCTACCAGGTGTTCTGGTGTTGAAAAATTCAACCATGATGTAAACATCCTCCTCAGTATAGTAGCGCCAATTGCTATAACCGGGGCATCCGCCCCCAAACTTTTTTGCTTCAGGGATAAGAAATTTTTTTTCATATTTTCTAAGAGTATCAGGTCTTTTTTCCACAATCTTAGCAACTTCACCAACAGTATAAATTCTATATAGAATTATTTCGTGACCAACAAAAGGAATTTCAATAATTTCTTTGTTATCAAGTCTTTGTACATAAATTTTATTTATCCTCTTGGATATTTTTTTTAATTTAACGATATAATTTGAATATGTATAAAATTTATTAGTAACAAGAGCATTATTAATCATTTCTGCCTCTTATAACCACTATTCATCTTAGAGACAAAATCTTTCAAAAAGGATAATTTTACATCTCTAGTATCTGCACATATGGCACATGTGATATCAATGTAATACTCACCAGCAAACCAATACTCTTCTCCTGCAAACTTTGGTCCACCGCATTTGGAACACTTAAACCTTAGACCTTTGATGTTCATAATCAATCCAGCCAGCAGTTGTATTCAGCAGTAACAATTCCCCTCTCTGGGTGAACAAACATCAAAGGCTGAGAGGCTCTGCCAACAGCAGCCAAACTCTCCATTGCATAAGTATTTGTTGACTCTGGGCTACCCGAAATACGGCACTGAACTGTGTTAAATGTCATTTTAGTAGGAGTATGGAAATGTCCAAAATACACATCATCAAAATGTTCCGGTATAGCACCAACCTTCCAACCGTACACTTTTTTCTGGAAAGAGTAGAATGTTGAAAGACTACCGAACTGGTCCCCGTGAATTAATAAAGATGTATAGTTTCCAATCCTGTCTATTCCGTACCAGTTTCTTTCACCCCGGCCGTCTGGGATAACAAACTTAATACGCTTTTCACTTTCAAACATTAACTGCACTATTCTATACAACATTCTGTCCCCATTTGTCTCTGGGTCGTGATCTCTTCTACCTCTGCCACCAATGGCACCGTGATTTCCGATCACACCAACAAAGGTTATGTTTTCAAAATTTTCCAACATCTTAGTAATGAACTTTTTCATTATTCTTGGACCATCGACGGTAATTTGTCTATACAAACCACCGTCAACGAGAAACGACTGGCCAGGGAAGATCAATTCCCCTTCAATAATGTCACCCAAACACCAAATGTGTAAATCCTTAACCGGATGGTCCTGCCTTTGGATTTCAGTAAGGTGTATAACCTTTTCTGCAAACTGGTCAATCCGACCTTCGCAAACCGTTGAGTTGTAATCAGGAGTAACTTTACACAACTGCCAGTCAGCGAGAACGGCAACAGCAACCTCTTCATTTTTCTTAGTAGAAAGTTTGGCAAGTTTTGGTTTGGGAACAGGAGCAATTTTGTTAGACTCAATGTCTTCCTTAACTGCACGGTAAACAGCATCAGCTAAATGGTCTTCTTTGCTCTTTAATTTTTCAAACTCCTGCAGCAGTTTTGTATAACTTATTTTTAATTCTGATTCCGACAATATCGGGGTGTCGCTCAAAGCATCTTTTGGCATTTCAATAATTCCATTTTCTTTTCTATATTTACAAAGCCCCATAGAGTCAATAGACTTACGGCACGATGAGTCTGCATAGCGCTGATTGGCGGTATTTGGAGTGAACTCCACGCCACAGCCCTCTGCTCCACAAATTTTCATAAGGTCAATTATATCAGATTTGGCAGGGGGCGGGTTTAATCATTTGGGAATTTTTTTCTCGGTGAAGGAAGCCGATTTGTAACCTTTTTTTTACCAACCCGATTTCTATCATTCATGTTCTTGCGCAACTTTTCACGGTGCTGTTCGCTTGGCCTTTTACCTTCTCTATGAATTGCGCTGTGTTCTTTCTGTGAACATAAAAATAAATTTTCTAAACGATTATCTGTTTTTATCTCATTAATGTGGTGAATGCTTTCCCAAGCATGCAAATATCTTTCTAAATATTCCTCAAAAATAGCTCTATGTTCATAAATATAGCCCTTAATATTTGCGGGGTGATCTGGGTTGAGTATTCTTACATAGCCTTTATCGTCTATGTATTTACCACCATTATAGTTTGGGTTGGATTCTCCGAAACCAACTTTATCAGACCACTCAACATCTTTTCTTTTGGATGCGAGTTCTCGTCTTTGCATTTTATCCCTGACCGCCAATGTCCTCTACATAAAATTGCATTCTATTTTCATTGCAAGGAATTGTGAAAGTTGACGGGAAGGCATTGCTTGAACCGCTGTCTCGGTAAATTTCAACATTAAAAACTCCACTACCATTAGAACCAGCAATTCCTGCTGAAGTGGTAGTAACAAATGTGTATGTGCCAGCTCCAAAAATAATAGGAGCTGATCTTATGGTTGTATTTGCGGTAGTCGGAGCACCAGCAGCGGCATTTAAGTATGTGTGAATTGGCTGGTGGATTTTCCAATTATATATAACAGTTCCAGAAGCAGGAACATTACCAGATGTTAATCTTAAAACATATGTTGCATCTTCTTGCCCAGGGTTGGAAACTTGAATGCCGGGGAATACAAGGTTTAACCTAATATATCTGCTACCTGGTAGTGTAACTGAATTATCAACACCGCCACCTTCATTTTTAAGATTTATTATCTCATGGTATGTGTCCATGGTTGCATGAGATATTGAAGATGTAACTTGTTTAATTTTTATTAAACCTCGCGGGTTGTCGTCAGTTGCCTCCTTTACCTGCTGTATGTTTTCAGACATCTGCTGAAGGCGCTCGGATGTGATGGGGGTACCCGCTGTCCAAGCAACCTGAGTATAATTTTCATAAGCCATATTATTCCATTATACTCCGATTATCTCATTTAATCTAGCCTCTAGATTTTCTACTCTTTCTATTAATTCTTTTATGGCAGAGGTTAATATGGGGACTAGCCCAGCATAATCAACCATCCATGGACTATTTTTAACATCGTCACCGCCAACTGTGACAGGATGGGGATACGCTTTGTATAAATCTTGGGCTATAAAACCATGTGCTTCTTTATTGGGATCTTCAATCCATTTAAATGAAACTGGATTAATTTCTTTGATTATTGATAAACCGTTAGACAATATTTTAATATTTGATTTTAATCTACTGTCTGACGAGGTGACGTACTTAACTGCCGAACTTCCATTAAATTCAATAGCACCAACAGCGTTGTTAGTATTGTAATTTACAAATCTTATGAAGTTCATGCCGTTGTCGTAACCCCTACTCATATCAAACATCTCACCAGTAGTGCTTGTCATTGTAAAATCGCAACGCCCTGTTGACCTAATACGTGCCTCAGCGCCTGATCCATTGGAGGTAAGGAAATAATCTTCAGCACTAAAACGATCAGTTCTTATGAAATCCTTAAATAACTGCGTGTTCCCTGTGCTGTTATCTGAGTTCATTATTCTTATACCGGAACCACCCGTCCCTCTCAAAAACCCGCTTGTAGTGATTTCAATACCGTTTGTCCCATCCGAGACCATCATTGAACCGCTAAAAACACCATCTGCACCCGTTATTGTTGCACCCGATAATGAACCTTGAAATAATCCTTCTTGTGCATATAGATATCCATTAGAATATAGAACAGCACTTCCGTTGTTGCTGGCAATATAAGTTGAAGCAATGTCCCATCCGCCAACATAACCATCATTTGCGATAACTGTTCCACGAACCAACACGTCGCTAAATTCAGCAATACCATTTGCATTGATTGCCCAACCTACACTGCCTGATATATAATTATTGCTTTTAATTATAGCATTTGTTGTAACGAAATCTGACTGCAGATCAATGATTGACATTATATTTTCAATTTGCGTGTTGCCAATTGCATTGGCTGCTATTTTAATACCAGTAATTGTCCCAGTCGCGATTTCATTGGCCGTAATAGTGTTAGCAGCTATTTGACCAGCAGTTATGGTGTTGGCAGCTATTTGACCAGCAGTTATGGTGTTAGCAGCTATTTGATTAGCAGTTATGGTGTTGGCAACAATTCTGTCTCCTTGAATTGTATTGGCGGTTATTGCTTTACCATTGAAAGTATTTGCTTCAAGCCGAATACCAGCCGGTTGTAAAACTTTAGACTGTATAGTTCTGACAATAAAGTCTTCAAAATTAATTCTATTTTGCTCCTGACGAGTGATTCTAGTGGGGGAACCAACAGTGCTGGTTGTAAAATCAAAAACAGAATATTGGCCAACATCAATCAATGTAGAATTAATACCATTATGGCTGTGACCGCCGGTTGCTTGAAAATAAATTGAATTTTCTGATGCCATTACTCCGCCTTTCTTAATAAAATTTTATGTTCAATTGTGTCGCCAAAAGAAATGCTATGAGAAATAACCCAATAACTAACATTTGTAATATCCAAACTTAACAATTCAGTTATTTCAATTCTATCACCAATTTGAATTTGCGGGATGGCAATGCTCGTAACATCCACGACAGGCATTGGTGTTGTAAATTTTGATATTAAAAAATCTGCTATGGTTTGTGCTTTTACAGGGTCCATAATATATGGATTATTAATTACGACTTCTTTTAAACCATATCTTCTTATAGATTCAGACAAAGATGCCACTTGTTTTTTAACTTGGTTAGAACCAGATTGACCAATCACTGGGACACCAGAGATAGATGTTGCCTCTTGCTCCCCCGTTAAAGGGTTTGTGCCCTGAATGTACGCTAGATTACCGCTAGGAAGCGCCGAGGTCGCTGATAAAACGAGTTCGGCAAAATACGGCGTTGTGTTGAATTTAGAAATTTCCAGAAGCGGTGGCGATCTAAAAGCAGCGTTTGCTGCCGTAACGAAAGGGAACAGGATATTAAAAACTGGGGCTCCTTCATATTTAATTTCATAATACCTAGATTCTCTGACAGGATCGTTTGCATAATGAGCAGATGGTGTTGTGTCAAACATCCCTCTTTCAACATTTAAAAAATTTTGTGAATCTAAATCATTATATTTAATAATTTCGTTACTTATTTTAATATAACCGCTTTGACTAAAAGGAGGAGTATTTGTTGTATTTACAGGTATGCTATTAGATGATGAAGATATATTATTTCTTAAAGTAACAGCACCAAGTGTAGAGCCCTCTGTTGCGTTCCACACAGGTCTCCTGGATGTCAAAGCAGGAATTTCGTCTGTAACCTCAACAGTTACTTTATTAACTTGTAATTGTACATTATATTCTGCTGAAACGATGTGAGAGTTGCCTGATATTTGTTTTTGCACAGAGTAGTGTTGGTCAATTGATGGTTCATAAAATCTATAAAAATGGTAATAAGTAAATTTATTATTTTCATCAACAAAGAATCTGCCAAAATCACCAAGTGCAATATCATCAATAATTGCCTTCACACTCTTTTCGTTTCCGTATAAATGTGGAAATTTTGTTAGTGGTTTAATTTGTGTTGCAATATATCTATTGCGAATTTCGTCTCCATCTAAACACTTGTTATATATAATCAACTCATCAATTAAAAAATCTTTACCAGCATTAGCAATTGTGATGTCTCCCAAACCAAATGTAGAAACTATGGAGTTGCTTTCTGTGGCTTTATGTTGGCCGTTTAAATAATATTTTATAACTTTATTTTTTTTTGTTACACAAATGTGTTGCCATTTATCAGGATCTAAGGCCGTATTTGTAGATACTATTTTATTTCCATTGCTACCATTTAATGTAAAACCATTTCCAGAGTTATTATAAAAAAATGTATAACCATAATTAACGGAATTTGCTGTAGTTACATTTGTTATATATGTTCCGCTATTGCTAAAAGTTCCATTAGGAAATTTTACATATAATTCAATAGTAAATTCTCCATCGTTATATTTAGAAGAATTTGTATTTTCTAAATCTAGAGATTCGTCATAAGGAATTACTATGGAAGAAGACGTTACAACTTTTACAGATTTGCTTCCTGGCTCTGAAACAAGTCCGGTTGTTTGATTAATTTCAACAGGACCAATATACTTTCCGTCATTTCTGTAATGATTTCTGTTTTTAGAATTTTTTACAGATGTCACATTTCTTGAGCCAACAGCATCCTCTGCGACAGTTGTGTACGCAGAACTGACGGGGATCTGCACTTGACCTGACCCAGAAAGTTGGCTATATAGTTTCAATTGGAAACTGCTCCCGCTACCTTGAGCGCCAGCTCCATGGTAGAATTCAATTCTTAATTTATAAGGCACACCGGCATCTAAATTTAAATAGAATCCCAAATATTCATAAGATGTCAAATTTCTTGTTGCAGTTGCCGTTGCATTTAAATTCCAATAATCAAGAATTATTGTATTATCTAAGTACGCCCTAATCCCCGCATTTCTTGTTGAAATATTAATAGAGTAGTCTCCACTTTGAGTAGGAACAAAATATCCGTCAACAACCCCATTAAAATATTCACTTTGAGCTGTTGAGTTTACGCTTTGCAAAACTCCATTAATACTTGGAATAAAAGCAAAATCTGAAATGTCTAGGCACAACTGAGTGTTTGAGTTGAATCCGTAAACGCCCGACGCAGAGGTGCTGTATGAAACATAAGAAGCAGGAATGTAAGGTTTAATTCTTAAAGCCCTGTCGTATGCTGAAAGCTCTCGGTCAAGAGCGTCAGCGACAATATCTTTAAGAGTGTTTTCTTTACCTACTTCAATTTTCCAAGCACGCAGTCTCAACCCCTGTCCTGGGGTGATTGCCACACCCGTTTTATCTGGAGAAAATTCTGAAAACGAATACAGCGCAATTGCGTTTTTTCTTCCATAATCGTTGAATGGATAGATTTGATTTGATTCTTTTTTTGAAATATTTGTCAACATCATTAAGTTTTCAATGGCTTCTCCAACAGTTGCGTTTTGAATATGGAAACCTTTAGTAATTTGTTTTTCAGTTAAAAATTTTGTTTTATCAATGCACTTAACAGAAACCTCCATTGAACTTCCGCCAGTCCACTCATCAATATAGAATTCTCCAAAGTCAATGTATTCAAAAGGATCAAAAGACACAACTTCTCCAGAAGTGTGAGAAGAAGCTGTTGTCGTACCAAACCCGCGTTCTAAAATTGTCACGGTTTTATCTGTTCTTGTGGAGCACAAAACCATTTCTTCATTTAGTTTGTTTGGAGAAATTGTCAAAATAAAGTTGTTTGTTGCATTTCCATTCAAAAATCCTGCCGCGTCCAAAACTGTGAGGCTGTTTGAGGTCGTATTCATGTTTGCTGTCAAAACAGTGTTAACGAGTAAAGAGTTGCTTTTTACAATTTGCCAACCGTTATATATGTTAACTTTAAGATCTTTTTTCATATACTTGCCGTATAGTGAATTATCATTAAAAGGACTGAAATGTTTTGTTGTATTATCAAGAGTAATAGAGGCCGTGCTTGAGCCACCTCCTCCGATAGGAATGGAATTTTCATACAATTCCCCCACCCTATCCACTGAGTGACTAATTACATAGTCTGTAACATCAACCTCATAAATTGGAACAACTTCCATTATCCGAGCATTGTCTAGTTTATTTCTAGTACTTAAAATTGTAAGTTTAATTTGATAAATATCGTATGTTCCAGCAGTATCTGGAATATTATGAATTTTATAATATTCGTCTTTGCCCATTTCACCGTACTGATCATAAATTTTTGACAGTGTGTTATTGTAAGCTTCTATTCTATACCATTGAACCTTGCCGAAATATTCAGATGTTACAATTTTTATCTTATTTATTTTTCTTTGTGTAAAAGTATACTCAACATAAGGGGATGTAGTAAACGCAAAACCGCCATCGGCATATGTTGATGATGTTGATTTAGCATTTGATCTCCAACCAAATTTAAAATTATCTTCTGTGTCTGATGGCATTGCGTACCAGTTGCCATTTGCTCTAATAACTTGACCGTGCTCATCTTTATCATTACAGACAGCCCAAGCAAAAGTTTGGCGTTCAGAACCGCTCATTGATTGTTCCGGTTTAAAGTAAAACCCAGATTGGAGAGTGGTCCCCGCCATTTGAGTACTCCTAGTCCCCCGAGATGTGTTGGAATATGTATCATTTGTTGCTATCGTAAGATTTTCTACATGTCTATTATCTAAAAATGTAATTAAAATTTTAGGTTTGACCCTTTGTGCATATGCATTCGTAGCACTAGAAAATGAGTTGGACAGCGTTTTGCCGTGCATATCTTGCGTTAGCATTAAACTTCCTCCAACTCTAAATCGCATTTATAAAAATAAACATTCTGAGTTAAATCTCTTCTCACAATGTCTTCTGTGTAGGACTTTACAAATACATTATAACTCGTCTCAACCGGCAAATCTTGAGGATTCGTACCGTAACTTATAATTTTCAAAATATGAGAATTCATGTCGCTTGCAATTTCTCTTATATAATCCCTGGCTTCTCTTTTATCAAAAGTTTCATATTTTTTAGATGGCAACCATTCCCAGCCAATTTTTACAACCATTTTATTTGGAGTACTTGATTTATAATATCTAGATTTTTTAGAATTCCAATTTATTTTTTCAACTTTTACTTGACCAACATCATAACTAATATTTCTATTTTGAGCGGTGAGAGGCTTGTCGTCTAAAACGATTAAAGAAACAATTGAACCTGGGAAGCGGCTTGTTGAGGTTATTCTGAGTATGTCAGCAACAACCAGACCTGTGACTATTGACAAATTTGCTTTTAATAAAAGAATTTCGCCAGCCAGCAACACAAACAACGAAGAACCAGACAGGTTTGCACTTAAGAGTTTGATAATTTTTGCATTTATGGTTGTGTTTAAATTTGAATCAAGATTAACAGCAGCCTTTATTATTTTTAAAGATGTAATGTTTGTAGAAAGATTGCCTGTTTGCGTCGCTGGTATGGCATACCTAATGGCAAGAGAAGTTGCGCTTAGGTCCACACTCGCATCGGCAATTACCAAAGCTTTTAAAATGTAAATTCCAACAACGACCGTTGCGCCATCAATACTGAGTATTGAACTAACTGTTTGAATTAGACCAGCCAAAGCGGTTAGATTTGATTCAAACGACAGAGCAGAGTCTGCTTTTACAATTTTTCCTGCAACTGCTGTTTGTTCTGACTCAATAGAAAGGACGGCAGCAATTCCGATAATTGGGCCTCCGTTGTAGAACTTTTCACCAGAAGCATTTGCTGTAATCTCATATGTAAATTCTTCGTTAGACATTACACTTCCTCAAAAACCATGTTAACTCTATAATAATCACAACCTTGAGAAATTTCTCTTCTTATAAGAGATTCCGAATAAGATTGGAGATATACATCTATTGTTTCAGCATTCTCATCTGCTGTAATTTTTATTTTCATTGGTATTTTATTTGCAATTGCTGTAAGCGACTTTAAATAATCCCGCCCTTTTCTATTGTCTATTGTTTTTGAAGAAAGAGATGGCAAATAATCCCATTGAAAAGAAAATGTTCTTTTAATAGACCTGTAATATCTTCTTTTGGAGCCAGAGTCCAGTTCAACTTCTGAGGCATTAATGTTTATCACATCATTTATTTGTCGGCCCTGCTCGGTAATTTCTTGATTATTTAAAGACAAAAAACTTACAATTGTCATTACATTCCTCTATTCAAGCCATTATATGTTGTTATAACCCTTGATTCAAGACCGGCTTGTTTTTGGTTGGCTGGGACAACCTTTACATTGTATTCCCTCATCATTGAATTAAACCATTCTTTTTCACCAATAAAGTTATCAACATAGAAGTTATAATTATGAGTACTTTCAGAATTTAGACTTTGTACTCCAACTCCTCCGTTTACAATTTTTGCATATGTTGACATTGGTGGAACATACTTTGGTATTTCCGGGACAGAGATGTTGCTGACATAGCCACCGACTTTGTATTGTTTAGCCCCACTAAATATCCCTTTATTTATTCTTGAAAGGAGATCAATACCGTATTTATCAACTGATGCTTTGTTAATAACATATTCTCCGCCATGAAGAATTGCTGGCACTCCAAGGTCCGACAGACCTGTGATCCGCCCCCCTTGGAAGCGTCCTTTTGCTCGGTACCCGTCTAAGTAAAGCTGTCTTTTTCTATAAACATCTTCTCCGCCGGGGAAAAATTCTTTTCTTGATTTTGCATCCCAATCAAGCGGGTTACGAAGTGCCTTTTCCGATCTTGGCTTCCACCCCTCAAGTCTTAATTTTTTTGATTCATTTGGTTTTGCTATAGTAGTCCAGCCCCCAAGACCTACCGAATCTTTCTTAGTGTCAGCAGTTTTCTTGGTCCAGTTTTCGTCCATAAAATTAGAGTCCCAACCAAGAGCAGCCATTCTATTAGCAACCAGCATTTGTTGCAAAGGGGACGCTTGACCTGCTGTTTGTGGATTGCCGTATAGCAATGTACCGCCAAAGTCTTTCCAAGCTTTATTATTTATACTTAAGCCACCAGTTTTTTTCTTAGAAGTATAGCCAACTTTATCCGCGTCCTCTGCCCAGCCGTGCGCTGATTCTTTTGGCTGTACCAAATTCCACCATTTTTCGGATAAACCACCGTTTTTCTTTTGTTTTTCAAATTCAGCTCTTTCTTGTGCAACTTGTTTGTTTTCCCCTATTTGTTTTCCAAATTCTTTTACAATTCCACCCTTAAAGAATCTTGGGATTAAACCACCAGTAAAACTTCCGTCAGGATCGGGCGGGAGACCTCTCTCGATCCGCAGCTGGTCTAGGAGTTCTTGTATCTCATCTTCTCTTGAACTTTGAATATATGCTATCTCTTCTGAACTCAAGACAAGGCGAATGTTGTTTAAGGTTCTGTTAACGTTTTCTCTCATCTCGTCCACGATCGCGGCCGTCTCTTCAATGGCTCTTCTTTCTGCTTCTCTATATGCCATTTCTGCATTTTCTAATTCAATGTCTCTCATGGAGTCTGCATGCTGCTGAGTTTCAGATGTTTCAGCTCTTCTTGTGGAATTAGTTGCTATTCTTCTTGGCAGTGGTTGTGCCCATGGAGAAGAAGCACCATCAGCGGCATCTGGATGTACTCTTGTATTTGTTGGAATCTTTTCTTGCAATGGTTTTAAGATTCCTCTAGCTTGGTTGCGATACTGCGCTAAGTGAGCAACAACCGTTTCCACTCTTAATCTTTCATACATATCAGATAATGGATTCTTCTGTAGGGCAATATGACTGCCCCTCCAAAGGTCCAACATCTTTACTTTCCAGGGTATATTTAACCACGTTTGCGCAATATCGTTTTGGGTACCAGCGAGATCGCCCCCAGTTATTCGCCAGTCAACACCAGGCAACATCTCACGAACAGACCGACCAAAATTCTCAGAAAAAGGATTTGTGCTACCTGATCTGGCCATAGTTATATTCCTAGGAACAATAACCCTATCAAAAAGAAATGCCATACTTTTGAGCATTGCTTTTAATGTAGAGCGGTTCGCCATCGGGTTCCTTGGGTCGTTTGCCGAATAGAGACCTGAAATTCCTATCTCATTCCCTCCAGTGTGATAACTCATAGAAATAAGTCTCCTAAACACTGCTTCAGACTGAGGGTCCGAAAGTAAGTTCATATCGCCCCTCGGGGCAAAGGCGGGATCCATATTCCTCAGGAAATCTAGTATGTCTGTTCGTCTTTTTTCATCTAATAATTGAAAAACATTAAAGCCGTCAGGATCGGGGCCAAGACCAAAAACATATTCATTTCCTTTTTCTGCTTGTTTTATTATTCTTTTAATTTCATCTAAAGTCAATTCATTTGAGAACGGTATTGATCTACGAACAAATTCAGAAATTTTTTTTACAAGAACTGCGACAGGATCTGTTTGATTTAACACATCTCTTATTCTTGTAGTAGAGTATAATTCATCAATTAATGCTCGACCTTCTTGATCTATCCGAAGACTTTCCCCGTATTCTTGCCAAGTAAGAGGAATTCTTCTAGGTATACCTGGAATATCAGCCGCAGAAAGCGTCTGATTCGCTCCAGGCAAATTAGCCGAATACATCCGGTCAAGGGTTTGTCTAATTTCAGCAAGCCTATCTGAAGTAGTCAATGGACCATGAGAGCCAATCATTATTCCTCTTTCAACTTGGGTTGCAATCCTCATGGCTTCTTCTTGTTGTCTTAGCAACAACTCTCGCTGCTCCTCTAGCGCTCGTCTTTGTGGGCTTGTTGGTCTTGCTATGGGGTTCTTTAGTGTTGGTCTCAATTCAACGGGCGTGAGGTCTCTCATCCTCCCTGGAGACAGTGGTCTATAGCCGAATGCTGGGAAACCCATCAGAGGATCTGAGCGTTGGCTGGGTGATTGCGGACGTTGATAAATCCACCGATCAATTCCCAGATAGTCGTCCACGACGCGCCTATAATTGGAAGTTATATTTGTGTCTAATATTGGATTATTGAGACCAAAATAAGACCTAAAATTATTTGGTATATTTTTTATATAATTAGTAAAATTAGAATATTTTTGTATTAAAAGACTGCCAAGAGTTCGGCTTACAAACCTTTCAGCAAAAAACTTTTGAAGAAATGACTCATATTGTGGCGGTTCATCTGGTAAAAAAGCGTCACGAAATGATGGGGGTCTTGGGATTCGGGCGGGACCTCGGAAAAATCGATCAATTGAGTAATTCCGATTGGCCGGTTGTGATCTCAAAAAATCAAGAAGCTCTTCCCTTCGCTCACTTGCCACTAAAGCATTGAAAATTGGGCTAGGGGGATCTCCTTGCATCTGTCCCCAAGGAGGGCGGGGAATATCAGATCCAGGTCTCAATATATCAAAGGCCGCACTTCGCCACCGAGGGGGGGAAGTTCCATAAGAAACATTTATAAAAGTATCTTCCAACTCACGAACACTGCCAAAGTGTTCTTTGGCCATTTTCCTATAAGCCAATTGATCTTTAATAGCTTTTAAGTTCAATTTTGCTGGTTTAATAAATTTATTAATTAAAGGTTCTTTTATTTGCATTTTTGGCATTACCTGCCCTTGCATAAAAGATCCAAGCTTGCTTAATTCTGGAGTTGCATAAAGCCCCAGAGCTCCCGCAACCGATGAGGGTGTCTTTGAAAGAGAATTGCCAAGATTCATTCTTGCGTACAATTCATCGCCCCGTCCCGCAAGGGATTTAGAAATCCTAGAAACTAGATTTGGTGCAACCTTTGTGCCAACTGTTTTTGCAATTGGTTTTAATAGTTTTGCACCCGTTAGAAGAGCAACAACAGAACCGGCAAGAATACCAACCTCTTTCAGCCTTCTCTTTCCAGATACTTTTTCACCAGTTTCAATATCTTTGCCAAAAACGACTCTTGATGCAATTGGCAATAATTCAATTGGGTTTATCAAACGAGCTCCAAAACCGAAAGCTTTCCAAGCTTTACCAAAAGTTGAGTTTTGAAAGTCTTCTCTTATTTTTGCAAGTTTTTGGTCTTTTAATGGATCTGTGTAAGAAACGCTTGGCGTTTTCGCACTCGCAGCAAATTGTGCAGGGTTGTTAACTGCATATCTGATTCTGTCTCCAATATCTTCTTTGTCTGTTTTTTTCTTTGCTTTTGTTATTGGAGTTAAACCAACTTTGCCTTTTGATTCATCAAGAATCCCGCCCTTTGCTGAACCGACTCTTCCACCCGTAAAATAACCTTTTGTTTTATCGAATACGCCTTGATTGATATTTTGAAGCATTCCGCTACCATATTTATCAACAGCACTCTTTCTTACAACATATTCTCCACCATGTAGAACTGCGGGAATTCCCTGATGCATTGGACCGGTCGTTGGACCGCCTCCTGAATAATTAATTGGACCTCCGTGGAAGGCTATCGGAGTTTTACCTCTTGAACCACCAGCATTTTGTTTGAGACCACCAGCATTCTGTTTGAATTGGTTTGGGTTGATGTTTGTTGGGTATAGAGAAACCTCAACAAGTGATGGGTTAAGATATGCCTTATTTATAAAACCACTCAACTCATCTGTAGCAACCTTTGTCCAGTCTCGCCAAGGGTCTGTTGACTTTGAACGAGTTCTTGACCAGTACAAACCCACAGCAGCATGGTGACCAGTATCGGACAATGCTCCCCGTGCGCCTGAACCTGCTCCTGGTGCGCCCGTTGTTGTTGTCGTTGTTGTTGATTCACCAGCGGCTTCAAGTTCAGCCATTGTATCTTTAATTGCTTTTTTAACCGCTTCTTTGATTGCCAGTTTTTCAAGAGATTTGTTCATTTTTTGAACAACGCCGTCCATTGCAGAGCCTATTCCTGTTTGCGCCTTCAAAAGTTCTTGTTTTACAGATTCATTGGCATCAGCAATTGCTTTTGTGAAAAGACTCTTCAAACTCTTTGGATCGTCTCCTTGGTATTTTGATTCAAGATATGTATTTAAAGCATCAAGACCTGTCCCATAAGCGGTCTGGATAGAACCACCAGGGGCGAATGCCGCTGTAATTGCGGTTCCTTGACCGGTGAGCATTTGTCCTGTAATACCCAAAAGCGATTGAGCATTTCCACCAGTTCCGGTATCAAGACCAAATTTATTTCTGGCTACAGTAATGAGGCTATCAAAACCTGCGGAGAAGAAACCAACGGCTCCGGTTGTGGAATCCATACCGGCTTGTATTTGTGCTGGAAGGGCTGTAAAGAAATTCTGAAATGCCGTAGATATATCTGAAGATGTTGTTTTTGCTCGCTCCGCAATTGTTTTAAATCTTGTTTCAAAGTCTTGTTGCGAGATCGCCCCCAGCGATGTTTGTGTTGAAATAAATGTTTCAAGTTCCTTGATTGATTCATCAAACAGTTTTGAAGCTTCTTCCCTTTGATTTCTTATTATTGTTATTGCATTTGATCTGTTATATGACTGCAATTCTTTTGTGCGCTCTTTTTCAAGATTATTCATTTCATCAGTGAAATCTTGCTGGGTCTTCATTTCCTCTAAATCAAGATTTCTTGCATCGTCAATACGACCTTCATAAATAGCAAGCGCCCTGTTCTTTTGGTAGTTTTGACTTTGTAATTCTCTTTCTCTTCTTCTCTTTCTCCTATCAGCTTCATATTCTTCTGTTTTTGTAAGTCTTTCTTCTGCTTCCGCGAGGGCTTCAATACCAGCAATTTGATCATCAAAAACCTTAAGAGCAGCGTCTTTTTGTTGATTAAGAGCATCAACCAGCTCATTACCCAATTGAGATAATGTATTGCTGAGGTTAGAAACAACAGCATCATAGAAACTCTTTCTTACTTCTTCTTTGGCTTGTGCTGTGGCCTGAGACACCGCTTCTGCAATTTTTTTACCAGCAGCATTGGCGGCTGCTGGATCTTTGAAAGAGTTCAAAAATGCTTTTAAGAGACCCTTGCCAACTCCTGGCATTAGCGTCTCAATCTTCTCTCCTAACTTTTTTATGCCGACCTTTGCCTGATCGCCTAAGTTTCTAATGACATTAGAAGTTTTACCAATTAATCCATTAATTTTATCTCCAACAAAATCAATTGCTCCAGAAATACCGTTTTGCATTGCTTGTAAAGCACCACGGATCTTGCCCCCCAACCCTGGGATCCAGCCAAGTCCTTTGGCAAGAAATTTAAGAGCTTCAAAGAAAAGGTTGTTAATGGCTTTTAATGACCATCTAGCCGCATTAACAACACCAATAGGAATTTGTTCAAGCAGGTTAACTGCCGATATAGCCAAGAGGGTGATAATTTCAATTACCAGTGGCGCGAAGTACTGTGTTAGGAAATTCAAAAGCATCTTAAAAAGTTTTTTCAACCCTTCTCCAATCTGGCTAAATGCTTTTTCAATCATTTCACCACCCTTGGTTGAGTCACCTTTGAATTTTTCAAACAAGCCCCTAACCAAAAGAATAAATCCACCGATCACTTTCCAGACAGCTGATGCAATAGTTTTGAAAACGTTTAATGCAACGCTTACAAATGGAACAACATATTTTTCAACAAACTCTTTAATGTTTTCGGCGGCCTTTTTAACATTTTGGCTGAACCTTTCAAGCCCTTTACCCATATCGTCCATTGATTCTCCGCCCTCTTTTCCTGCTCCGAGGAAACCTGCAAAAAGATCAAAAAATGGGGCAAGGAGCGCAATTGCAGTATCTTTAACCACAAGAAGTGTTTTTTTGAAATTTTCCATTGCTCTTTTACCAGCTTCACCAAAATTACCAATAGTTTTTTTAATTGTGAAGAAGCCAGTAATGATTAATCCAATAACAAACAAAATTGGCAAGCCAACTTTGGGAATTCTTAATAAACCTTGGACAAGAGATGTGAGCGCTTGGTCTGCAACCATACCGAACTGACCCATGTTGTATGTAAGTTGGTTTATCAAACCAGAAGACAAGAAGCCTGCCTGTCTTTGCAAACCGGCACTTGCTTTTTGAGCCCCACTCCTGAATCTATCTCTAAAAGTAGGTCCGGTTCCATCCCCCCTAAGCCCAGAACCTGCTGCTCTTAAACCAGCAAGCGCTGCTGCTCCTCGGGACGCGCCAGATGCTTTTGCATCTTCCATTGCTTGTTTAGCAGCTTCTCTTAATTTTCCTAAGCCAGTAGTGGCCGTAACAAAAACATTGGTTATTGTTTTACCAAAAGGTATAAAGCCAAGAGCAAAACTTGCTATTCTTCCATGAGCAAAAATAATGTGTTTTGCAAATTGGGCACTTCCAAGACCAAACATTTTAACAGCAATACGAGCCGCTTCCAAACCTTTTATTAAACCTGTAGTATCAAGTCCAAAATTTTGTCTAATTCCTGAAAGGGCAGGATTCGTTACAAGATTTCCTTGTGCATTGCGGACATTCAGAGGTGTAGAATGAACAGTTAATGCTCCGTAAATGTTTCCAATACTTGCAATATTTTTTGTAAGCCTATCAAAGAGTTTACGAGCTGCTTCACCGGCTTTCTTTTGTCCTTCTGTTGCTGTTAGCTGTTGTCCTTCAATTATCGTTCTTTCAAGATTTGCAATGAAATCTATTGCTGATTTTCTTAAAAGACCGCGAACTGCCAAGATTGGCGCAAGGGCTGGCCCAACAGTTACGCCTACGCCAAGTCTCGCAGGGGTAAGACCTGCAAAGAATCTTCGCACTCGCCCAGGAGTTCTACCGGGAGGCGTTGGACCGCTTGGAGGCGTTGGACCGCTTGGAGGCGTTGGGGGTGGACCGCTTGGAGGCGTTGGACCGCTTGGAGGCGTTGGACCGCTTGGAGGCGTTGGGGGTGTTGGGGGAGTGCTCCCTCCACCGGCTCCTCCTCTTGCTGATCTGGCGGCCCTTACTGCCGCAACTGTTTCTTTTATGTCAGAAATTTCATCACGAATTAGTATTTCAGCTTCATCAAGTTCATCATCAATTATTGTTCCAAAAAACTCAATAGCTTCTGAAGTGTCTCGTATCCCATCTGAAATGTCATGTACCTCGGTGCTGACTCTGTGTCTAAGGTCTTCCATTTCTTCACCAACTCTTTTGACCCATTGTTCAATATCAACACCCTCAATTTGAGTAACCGGCAGCGCCCCCAGTGCTGTAATTAAATCACTTAATTCATCAATTGTTGCTGTTTTAATTTTTGACAAACGATCTTTAATGTTGTCAATTGAATCTTTAAAGATTCTTGCTGGTTTACCAAGTTCTTCTGTTGCCACAGCAATCATTGAATCAATGTCCATACCCGAGTATGAACGACCAGTGAATTTTTGCAACTGGGCGATAAGATCAATAATTTGCTCAGATGTTCTGCTTTCTATTCTATAAAATTCTTCAATTAATTCATGAATCACATAATCAAATTCATCAGCAAAATCTGGAATGGGAGTGGAGGCAACATCGTCAGCAACATCTGTGATGGTCTCTTTAGCAACCTCTATCTTTCTTTCAACCTCAACCGCAACTTCTTTCAAAGCTTCGGCTGGTGTTTTTGCAACATCGGCTGGTACGGGCACCGGCTTGATTTCTGCTGTTGCTGTTTCAATTGGTTCTATAGCAACAGTTGTTATTGATGCATCAACAACAATACCCATCTCTTTAAGTTTTGCGACAAGCGCTTGAATCTTTTGTGCAGAGTTTCCACCAGCAGCCTTACCTCTTACATCAAAAGCACGAAGAATATATCTTAATGTGTCGCTTTGGAACTCAGCAAAGTTTTGAGAAGCAACTCCTGTTTCAATAATTTGCTGTTTAATTCTTTCAGCCAAAATAAGTCTTTCATCTCTGCTTATACCAAACCCTAAACTAGCTGTTTTTGATGGAGCGCCAGCAACTGTCTTTTCTGGAGTTGTCGGCGTGGAGACTGCAGTTTCCTTTGGTTGGAATCTTGATATGGTTCTTGCCTTTGCCTTTGCAAGATCCATTTCTTCATTAAGAGTTTTTTGGAACAGAACGAGGCGCTTAAATAATTCTTCTATACCTCCACCTTTTTCAAATATTTTAATGTTTTTAAGTTTTGCAAACGCCTCAATTGGATTTCTAAGGGCATCTTGAATTGTTAAACCAATCTTTGCTAATTCATCTTTTAATTTTGAAACTTCATCTATTGCCAAAGAGCCAGCAGTTGTCGCTATTACATCAAGCCCTTTACCTTGGGCTTTAAGCGTCTCTAAGAACGCAATAAGCACATCTTGTGCAACTTGCAAAGATTCTTCAATTTCGGCATTAATTTGACCCAATACCGTTGGACCGTCTGGAACGGCGGCACTTAAAGATTTTGGTCGTGCAGATCTTGGCAGGTCAGTAGGTTGTTTCTTAAATTCCTCAAGAGGTCTGAATGGAATATCCATTAAAGGCTGCATTGCCGCAAACAGGTCAGGGTATGAGAGGCTCTTGTATTCAGCTTCTTGTTGAATCGCTTTTAATTGTTTTACATAATGTTGGATTTGACTTGCTGTCATCGTTTCAAGGGACAACCCAGCTTTTTCTATTTTTTTAAAAAGTTCTACAATGAGATAATCGGTAGTACCTTTAATTGGAGGCTTAGTTCTTGATCTAATTTCGTTTGCCATCTCTTCCAAAGAGGCAAATTCTCTTGTAAAACTTTTTTGCTTAGCTTCTTGGTAAACTTCAATAGTTGTTTTTAAAGCTCCAATTAAACTGTCTGCTATATCTTTATCAATCTTGCCAGAACGAGCCTTTTTGATGAGGTTTAAAATCTGAGTTCTTGCTTCAGCAACTTCTGGTGGTATTTGTTGAGGTCTAATGTCCAAATATGGGTTTGGAGTTTTCCCTGATTGCATCTGCAATTGAGTAACACCGGGAATTTTTTCCCCATCTCGATATAGAGGCTCATCTTCTCTACGAGCGGCTAGTCGAGCTTTGAACAGCCTTAGGCGACCGCCATATGATTCTGATGCCTTTTTCCTTATAACTTTAATTTTTGAAATTTCTTCATTGAGCGTTTTTATTTGAAGGTTGTGTTCTTCAATAGCCTTATCAATTTCAACAATTTGAGGATCTGTGGTTAGAACGTTAAAATGTTTTTGCAAATCTCTTCTAACTTTTTCAAGGTCTTTAATCTTTTTTTGGACCGACGCAATTTGCCCTTCTTTAAATTCAATAGCTTTTGATGCTTGCACCGAGCTCACAAGTTCTAGAATCATTTGTCTTCGCTGTTGTTCATAGAAAGTCAAAAATCCATCAATCTCTTCTTTGATAGATTGCTCTGCGGCAACAGCTAGTGCATCGTCTTTGTCATACGGGGCTAACTTCTTTGCGAGAGCTGCGCGAGACACCGCTTCGGCATCACCCTGTGCTGCAGCAGCTGTTCTGAGGATGTCAGACAAAATAGCAGTCTGTTTGCTCCCACCGCCTGGAACCAAAGCCTGTGCGCCAAAATTTGCTCTTCCTCTACCAAACTGCTGCAGAGTAGATTTGATTGTTGATATATCCATTTGCAATAAACCTTCAACAGATGCGAGTTGTGGAAGGTTGTCTATATAGACCCTTTCTATGTCACTTATAGGAATTCTTTCAAAAAGGTTTTGGATGAACTGGAGTGTTTGTGCAACAGATTTTAAACTGAAATCTGTAGTATCAAAAAGTTTTGCAGCTTCTTGCCAAAAACCTGGTAGAGTAATTTTTAATTTAGAAGCAATATTTCTTATAAGATCGCCTGTAATTCTGACACCACCCTTACTTACTGCTCTGCCTGATATATAATATGAAGAGGCACCAAGATCTTTTAAAGCACTAAGTATGGCTTGTTCATCTTTTTGAATCAACTCAAGAGTTGTTAAAATGTTTTGTTTAGCAACTGTTTCATAATTTTTTTGCAAAGTTTGCATTAAAAGAAAAAGATCTGTTGATGTTGCTTCAGCTTGTGTAACAGCATGCAGAACTTTTCCAGTTGCTGGATCAACAAGGTCAAGACCAAAACCTTGTTTAAAAACTTTATTTAAATCTCTTAAAGCCTGTTCAAGTTTTTGAATTTCTTCATTTATTTTTTTTAAATTGCTTTCTTCTGTTTCAATTTGTTGTTGTAAAATTTTTTTATAATTTTCAAAATTTGATTTTTGAGCAATTTCTGTTGTTAAAGAATTAATTTGAGCTTTTAAAGCATTAGCTTTTTTTTGATAAGCTCTATATGATGCCATCCCCGCTCTATCATCTTTATCGGGCACGCCCTTAGATTCTAGATTTTTTTCAATTTTAGACAGTTCAGTTTCTAACTCTTTCAAATGTTCTTCTGCTTGTTGGCGCTCTTGTTCAACAACATCTTGAGTTATTTTTTTTAATTTTTCTTGAAGTTTTTTAATATTTTTTAAACCTTTTGATTGTTTTAATCTGCGGAGCTCGTTTTGTACTCCTTTAGCATCTTGAACCAAACCCTCCTTAACAATTTTCATTTCTTCTGGGGTTAAAGTTTCCAGAGAGCCGAGCCTTGCCCGAAGATCTCCCCCCATAAAACCTTTGTCTCGGGGCTGACGACCACGAAACCGAGCGCGTGCAATTTTCCGGTATTGCTCAATCTGCTCTTTGTTTCTTTGAGCCATTGCCTCTCTTTCGGCTATCAAGCCTTCTGGCGACATCGCCTCGCGCAAAGAAACAATGACAGAAGCGTCGTCTCCGCCAAACTTGGTTCTTAATTTTTCTGTTAATGATTGAATTTCTCTCTGATGAGAAATCAAATCAGAGCGAACTTTTATTTTCTGGTCTTTTAAATCTTTTTGTATTTTTTTCTCTTCGGCTATTGTCTTATCAACAATAGCGACCGCCTCGGCTTGAATTGATTCTTCTGCTCTCATTGTTGGAGAAAGTTGTCCAATCAAAGACCTTCTAACTTGACTTTTTGCTTCAAACAATGATTTAAGTTTGTTCATTTCTTCATTATTTCCAGATCTGATTGCTTCACTTATTTGTTGTGAAATCAATGCCTGTTCTGCTTCAATTTGAGAAATTTCATTTTTAATTTGTGGCTGTTGTGCAACAAGCGAGTCGTATTCAGAAACTGCTTTTGTTGTTAATTCTGCAATTTTATTTGCTATTGCTTCGTCTCTGTTACTTTCAAGTGTTAAAATACTTTGGACCTTCTCTTGAATTTGTTGATCAAAATCTTTCAATCGTTCTTGTAATTTTTCAACACCTCTAAGACGATCTTGTAATGTCATTGCAAGAGATGGTTTTGTTTCTTTGCTCACGCCACCCTTGGTGTCTGAAATTTTTGGACCGGCAGTTCCTGCTATGTCTGATGCCTCAAGCTCTTCTCCAATCAAAGCCATTGCTGTATTTGTTGCAGCTTTTTCACTTATTACACCGCCACCAGAAACACCCATAACTGCCGAGGTGTGTCTTTTAGAAATTTGCAGTAATCTTGTTAATTGTTTTAAAATGTCAGCAATTTTTAAAACTTGATCTTCAAAACCTTTTATTTCTTTGAATACGCCTTTGACTACTGGGGCAAAATCACCAGGTATAGAAATCTTTACCATATCTGCTAATTCTTTTATAGAATCAAGACCTAGGCCACCAAATTTTTGAGATATGTCTGCTAAAATTGCTTCAAAACCACCCTTTGGGTCATCCGTTAGAGCTTTAGCATTACGCAGTCTATTCATCATCGCTTTAAACCCTTCAGGAGCGTTTATTGTACTAGCTTTAACTTGCTGCATTAATTCAACAATAGCCCTGACAAGCGATCTTGCAATTTCTGAGGTAACACTCACATACTCGGCTTTAACAACCGACTGAGCATCTAGCACACTGGTCTCAATGTCTGCGAGGTCATTTGCAATTTTTAATAAATCTTTTGCCCCCCGACCAACGAGAGAAACCGCATTTGCTGATAAAGTTTCAGAAATTTTTTGGTACAGATCATCCAAAGCTTTAGTGGCTCTAGAGCTGAGGTCTGATGATTGTTCTTTAAGTTTTTTAGAAGGTTTGGTGACAATAGATTTAACTTCACCAACAATATCTTCAGCTTCTTTGGCAATCGTCTTTGCTAATGTTTCATCGGTGGCTTCAGCAACTCTTGCGCCTGCATCCTCTGTTGTCGTTGTGGTTTTACGAGTCTTTTTTGCTGGCTTAGCTTCGCCTGCTTCAGCCGCAACTTTCTCTCCAGTTGTTTCTATCGTCTCAGATAGAGCAGTATCGGTTGCTTCAGCAACATGACCCGTCGCTGTAGTAACTGCTGCTGTAGACTTGCTTGGACCTCTAGGAGCACCTGGCTTAGAAGCAACTGACTTTGTTTTGTTATAAATATCTTTTATAAAATCTTCTAATGAAATATTAAGAGCTGTTGTGCGATTTTTAAAATCATTCATAATTTTTGTAATATTAAATTTCTTTCCTAAGTTTAACCCCTTGAGTTCGCGTATTTTTGCGACCATTATTACCTGATCTGAACTGAGCGCTTTCAAAGCATCTTCTGTAGGAGCCACAGCTATGTTGTATATGTCTTCAGCAGAAAGAAGTGTCTTGGGAATCTTCGGCGCTCTTGGTTTTGTTCCAGTTTTTGGTGCACCGCTTGGAGCAGGGGTTGGTGCAGGTGCTGCTGGTGTTGGTGCAGGTGTTGGTGGGGTTGGTGGGGTTGGTGTGCTGGCACCCCCTCCTGAGCCGCCCCCAATCGGTGGCTTCATCGGTACCGGGGGCCTGCCGCCCCCACCGCCTCCACCAGAACCTCTGCCTCCAGGAGGTCTTGGAGCGGGGACCACGGTGGACGGGTCAAAGCCGTATGCTCTCAACACATTAAAGAACTCCTCAGCCATTCCCCGACCAATAGCAACAGCCTCTGGCATCATTGATGCCATTGCATTCCCGGCACTATCTACAATCGTTTTATAAAAACCGCCAAGCCCAAGTAATTGTTGAGATGGGGACATCTGCGCAAGGGCTGCTTCTATCTGCATTCTTGCATCTGGCATCAGGCCAGAAAAATCTGGTTGTTGTGTTTTATCAATATTCAGTTTACGCAGTATTCTGTCAGATTCCTTTCTCTGTCTAGCCGAACCATCTGCAAGTCGGATTGCTTTTTGCAATTCTTGAAATTCTCTTTTTGTTGCTTTAAGGTAAAAATTATTTCCAATCTGTGTCAGTCTATTTCTAAATTTATATAAAAGATCAGAAGATGTTAGCAACTCTTCCCTAACGGGGATTAATTCCCTTTTAAGTTTTGAAAAAGGGTTTAAACTAAATGTTTTCATTGAAAAGAACGCAGACTTTAATTGGAAAAATGCACCTACCAAACGAACAATTGGACCCAACATTGCAACAAAAAGTATTGTTATACCCATAACTTTTTTGAATGTTGGGTCAAGTCCACGAACGAACTCTGCTAGTTTTTGTAAAATTGGAACTATAAACCCTAATATATCATTAAGCACAGGAACAATTTCTCGGCTTAGTGCTTTCAAAGATTCTCTTGCTCTTTGGTATCTTACTTCGGCAGAATTAAGAGATCTTTTTATTTCTTCTTCATACTTAGCAGCAGCCGTTGTTCCCTCGCCACCGCCTTGAACAGCGGTAAACAACACTCTACCGGATTCTGTTTGAATTTTACCAATTTGGTCATTACCTGCTTTTTGCTGCTCAACTAAATAGCGAGCAAAGTCACCTCTAGCTTTGGTAAATGAATCTGCAATTTGCTTGTCGCCAGATTGTGAAAGTCTTACAACATTAGACAAATCTTCAAATTTATCGATTTGCATTTTAGAATATTTATCTCCAAGGCCTGCTGCTGCAGCTCTGCTTTGGACATAGGTTTGCAACAGATTACTGAGTTCTCCCTCTGTTGTTATGGCTTCTTTTTGATTGATAGCAATTGCCTTCAGTCCGCTTGTCATTTGATCTTGGAATTGAGCAAGGTTTTGAATAGCAACTTCCATTCTTGGTCCTTGACGAACACCGAAAAGCCTTGCAAAAAATTCAAGAGTTCCTTGGGCACCCAAAGAGCCTCTCTTCATCGCATTAAAGCTGTCTGCTAATCTCTGTAGACTCTGAACTCCAACACCAGACTCAACATTAAAATCTTTATAACTTGCTTTTAGGGTATCAATCATTTCACTGTTTTGCTTGGTCGCAGCAATCAATCTTTGTAGAGAAACTTTTACGGAGTTAGCGGAAGCACCCAATTGAAAACCAGCAGAGACCATCGGCACCAGAAGAGCAGCAGCCTCGGTCATTGACAAACCAAAAGATGTTGAAGCAGCCGTTAGTTCTGGAAAGCCCTTTGCAATTTCTTTAAGAGATAGGGCAGTTTTGTTTTCAACCATGTTGAACATTGCCAACTGACCATTTAATTGTGCAATTACATCAAGATAATCCTCATTGCTCTGAACCAGCAAACCCTGATCTCTTCTAACACGCAAAATATTTTGATACAAAGATTTTATGAATTCTTGTGATTGTGAAATATCAACATTACCAAGCTTTTCTACGGCAGCAGTGATATCAACCAACCCAGCAAGGGCATCAATTGATTCAATACCCAACTCTGCGTAGTCACCAGCAAGACCCTGGGTTAACTCTCTTGCGACACCATATTTCAAACTTATTGCGTCAAGTTCTTTGCCAAGACTAGATATTGCTCCTTGAAGGGACATGACTTTGCGACCATTATCAATAAAAGCATTGCCATTTTCAATAACCTCAACGCCTGTTCTTTTAGACGCTTCGGCAATATCTTCATATGAGTCACTAATAAGCTTTGTAGTTCTAATGGTTTCTGTTTCAAGCCTTCTATAATTGGCAAAAGAATTTCTAAGCCAGAAGGCAATCGGGGCGGTAAGTCCCATTGTAATCCGGTTGCCAGCATAAGAAACTTGGGTCGCCAGACTGTTATAGGCTCTCGCTTGAGCCCTAATATCTTGAGTTCTTACAAGTTTGCTTAAATCCTTTTCAACAGCCTGTTGTGCCCTTAAAGCAACAACAACATTATTAACAGATCTAGCCTGGGCGGCACTGGATAACGAGCCGGAACGAATTTGTCTTTCAAGCTCTTCTGCAACTTTTTTCGTATTGCGAAAGTGTCCAGCAAGCACAACTTGATGCTGCGAGGCAATCAATGTGCTCTGTGCAAGGTGGCTATTTGTAGCCGATGTTGATCTAAGCGCTTTTTCTAAAGCCTGCGCTGAGTTTGCTGTTTTTAAAGACCTTGAGCCAAATACAGATAGCGAATGAACAACCTGTTGTACTTCTCTGGACATGTTGCCCAGAGCGGTTGTAAGAGCGTCATTGACAGTCGCTTCTACCCTAACTCTACCTGATTGATCAGCCATAACTATCTGTTGATATTATTACATATTTATTTAATAAAAGCAATATTAATTAGTCTCAAATCCAAGACCAAATGGCAATGCAACAGCTGCATCTTTTGTAATAACCTTGGGTGGTTCTGGGTCAAACCAATCATCATTAAAGTCAACATCTGCGCCCTGTGCCAAGGCAGCAACTTTTATTTGATTATTCATTTCATTATTACAAGCGCGATATAAGAGGAATAGTTCTTCAAGAGTTAAATTTGCCTCTAATTCTTGAAGACTTTTCCACGCGCCAGTTTTTATAAATATTTCTGATTCATACTTGAGGATCGGTATGTCTCCCCATTCTAGGGGGGTTCCACTACCGTCCTCGCCGGTTAGGAAGGGTCGGACCCCATTGCAGCAGACATTAATTCACCGAAACAGCGAAGATCAAGTGCGTCTTCAAGCGCATCCTTGTCCTCAGCAAGATCGGGATCAACAGCAAGAAGAGCAACTGAGGCTGCTTCCACCATCACATCAATATCTTCATCATTAAGGTTGTCCTCTGTCTTCAGATCCTTAACAATTTTCATGAACTTTCTAAGATTGCGGATTGTAAGAGGGCGGACTGTTCTTTTCTTGCCATCGGCAAAAACAATTTCTTTACCCAAAAACAAATCTTTATTCTTTTCTGTTGCCATTTATTCTCCTTATGTAAAAGGGGACACAAAACCCCTAGGTTTTCAGTATACCATACCAACCTAGGGGTTTTGCGCGATAGTTTGGGTTTTTTAACGAATCAGGATGTTTGATCCACGATCTTGCCGTACTCGTATCCAACATCTTCCGTCTTTGGAAGGATGCGGAAACCAACAGCAAAAACCGAAGCCTCAGCCCTCTTCATCGTGATATTTGATGCTTCCATCGAGATTGCTCTCTTGGTATAGAACTTACGAGTCTTGACTGCACCAGCGGCTGAGCCCGGGGCTGTGCCTGCGACAACCAGACCCTTCTCATACGGGAACACCGACTGAGCACCGAACTTGAATGTTCTTGTATTTGCACCATCGTTGTTGTTGATAATCGTATCACCACCAGTGTTCTGGTCGTAGTTCCATGCGATAGCAAGGTTGTTCAGAGTTGCCTCTGCCATGGTGGTCTTAACCATCACCTTCACCTTTGATTGCACAATTCTGGCGGCATCGCCATACTGATCAATTTCAATATCCACCATGTCCGGCTCCCATGAAATCTCAACACCATTCTGCGTAGCGCCGAGGTCACTGAAGGCGTCCATTGCTCCAATTGTAGTTGCGTTGGCGGAATCGCCAAGCTTGAGTGTGGCCTCACCGACCACGATATTTGACACATTAACTGCCATAATTCCTCCTAATTATTCGAGGATAAAAATTTTTTTTCCTCTTTTGTCACGCCATTTAGCGATCTTTTTTATATGGTTTGGGTGAACTTCTCCAATCCTTTTACCGATTCCTAGAGATTTATTCCACTCAAAATCATAAACCTTATTTTCTATTTTGACAACATATCCTGGGGTTTTCCCAATGTATGTAATAGTAGTATAGTCCATACAGTCTTATAATACCATACTTATTTTACCACAATTACCATTTTGAAATCTAAATTCATTCTATACACGCCATTTATTTCTAAAGGGGCAACTAGACCCGCTCCGGTTTGATAACTTGAGAGAATCCTGTAATTGTTGCTGGTTATGCCATTTTGACCATTCACCCCATCTCCAACACTTAATAAATTGATCACCCGGTTAGATATTTGAAAAAGCCTATTCATGTCTGTATCAAAAACAGAATATCTTACATAATCGGCTCTTTCCCAAAATGTCTCAACATTTGAGACAGTTGGGTGATAAAAATAAACAACATAGGGCGCTGGTTCTCCGTCCGTTGCCACCACGGGGAAAAAATTCATTGTTTTTCCAGCGACATTTGCCAGAGTTGAATCATTTTTTAAAAATGTATTAACATCATAAACACTTATACTCATCTAAAAACTCCAGCAATTTGATCTTGTAATTTCTCTAGGAGATATGTGTTCAAATCTTGTGTTATTTGTTCTAATGTAATCCCGTATTTGTACAATAATACATTTTCATCAACACCAGCGATATCTAATGTTACGGAGTTGTCCATTGCAACAATTTCAATATCCGCATTATCAAATGCGTCTTCATGACCATAAACAATTGAATTATAAAAATATTCTCTGGTGGCCTCACCAGCGGAAACAAAAGATTGTTGTATATTGATTTTTGTCATTTGAAGCTTATCGTAAAACTGGGGGAGGTCAGAATTAATTTTAAACTGCATCATGATTGTTCCACAACAGTTCTAAGGCTTGCAATAATGTGATGTTTTTTGCCGTTCCAACCAAATTTTGGCTGTATGGTAATAACTTCAAATGGTCCTGCTTCCAATACATTGCCATATCTATCTTTTAAATTGTATATTCTAGATGTAGTTATGACAGTATTAGAGTACTGACCAGGGACAATGATTTGCAGAACAGGAATAAAGTCTTGATACGGTGCGGTTCTAACCTTGGCACCAGCAGAGAACTGATCTTCTGGCGAGACGGCAATAACCGGGACTGTTTTGTTATATGTGAAAGTATAATACTTTTGACCAGCATCGTTGGTCGTGGTTGTTTTTAAGTGAACATCGGCGGTTTGATTATACCGAATAAAGCCAGCGACAGTCATTACACAACATAATCCATAATGAAAAGAGTGTAATCCATCAACAACGTATCAACTTCAATATTACCGGTTGACTCATAAAAATTATCTTTCATGCTAAACTTTACGACATCAAGATCTACTGAGTAAATCCCATGTCTTCTGTAGGCTGAGTCATCATTCATCGCGTCAGCGATTAAAAGAATGGCCGCTTGTTTTATATTTTCTGGAACATACTGCCACCCGTAATCGCCCAAGATTGAATATTGGGATGTCTTTTTAAAACGGTTGCTTAGCATTGTTATGGTTGTGCTTTCCAGTAATGAATTTTTCCATTTAATATAAAATGATGAATTAAAATTAAACGGTTGATATTTTACTTTTTCCATATTATCCAAAGTTACCTGAGTTGAGTCATGCAAATTCTGTTCTTCAGATGTCCCAACATCAATCTTCACTGTTTTTAAATTAAAGATTGGTAATGGTAGATGTAGTTGTTTATAACCATTACCCTCGATTTCAACTGTTTGATTGTAATAAGGTTCAAAATTTTGACCTGTAAAAGCGTTAATAATATTTTTAATTCTTTTTTCAATTTTTTCAAATTTATTGCTATTCTGTGGTTCAAGTTCCGGGTATTCCGCAAAGAACTCTTCGTATGTCACATAAGGAACATAGACATTAAAAATTATAGATTGCGTGTAGGCCGTATTGGCTACAGTGTATGAAAAATCTGCTCTGTGCTTACCCGCCGATTTTAAAATATACAGACCAGAGGCTTGTTGACCGTATGTGATGTTATAAATGCCAGCAGAGGCTCTTGTGGCATTTGTAGGACCAGATATAAGATCACCAAACTCATGATAGAGAGAAACAGATACGGCATTGTTGGCAGGGTCCGCCGGAAGAGTCAGAGTTATGGTTTTAGATGTGTTTATTTTGACTTCATCCATTATGCTTTAATTATACAGCATATAGATTTAATGAGGAAATCTAGAAATCTACTAAGATTTATCGGACATTGTTTTAATAGCAAATATTATTTTTTGAAAAAGTTGAACCATTTTTTTTCTTTTTGCGCCTCTAAATCGGCTTCCCTCTGTTTTTTTCTATAAATTTGGTTTCTGTCTGGGGAAACCAGGCCGCCCTCTCCGAGGCCAGAATTAACAATAAATCTAAACATTGATTCATTGCCCCATAAAATTCTTTTAAAATTATTTTTTCTTATAATTGGCACCATAAACTGTATTGGAGTACCTGCAGGTATTGTAAACTCTTTGTCAGTAGTTATATTTAATACAACGTGTATTTGATTATAAAAATCTGTGTGGACAATACCTGGTACAACAGTATAGTTTGGATTGGGTTCATGCAGAATTGGTAGCACCATTAAAGAAACACCTTTTGGTGTTCTAAATCTCCAAGGAGAAACAAGTTTAGGAAATTGTCCAGTTGGTATTGCTTTTATATTTGTTATAGGACAACCATGAACGCTGTGACTCTCAAAGCCAGAAACTTCAAAAGAACCAAAGTGCCCGTCCAATTGTCCTAATTTTAATTCAAATGTTTTACCATTAATAGATGGTCTTACTGTAACATCTGTCCAAAGGGGAATTACAAAACCATTTGTAATATAATCGTAGGTTCCTTGGCATCTCCTAAGAGAACCTTTCATCTTTGGTAAATCTTTCCACCAAGATGGAAGTTGCTCGGATGGAAGAAATGGTGGTATGTCCATTAAGCGATTGTCTTGTGGAACGATTAATACTTCTCCCCTTTTTGGGGTTGGTAAATCTTTTTTATAATATAAAATTTTATATTTGAATTTGTCTGAGCGCTTCGGCATGATCAACTGTTGCATGTCCTGTCTGATTTAGCTTCGCCTCGGAGACAAGATAGTTTACCTGCTCTTCGACATCGTATGAGTATATCATTTCAAATGCCCTCTGTGCGGAAAGAAGACCCTGCCCCTGTGCCACATGATAAAAATGAGGAACTAAAAACATTTCATAATTATTATTACTAATATCATATAAAAATGGCGGACGCTCCTGCCAAAGTTCTAATAGTTCAACAAGATAATCTGGTTTTTCCATATGTTTTTGATCTCTCCACATTTGTGAATCCACTCTATCGGAAATGTAATGTAAACATATCATTGCACATATATTTTCCATCATTTTATTCATTTTTTTATTATATGAATCTTGTAACTTTTTAGAGTTAATATCATAATTACCCAAATTTTGAGTTAAACATCTAATTTGTTGAATTGTTGAACCAATACTTGTGGCCTCTAGAGGCTCCACAAAAGCTGCCGCTAAGCCAACAGCTACGCAGTTCTTCACCCAAAATTTTTCAAGATGCCCTGGATCAAATCTAAAGGCTCTCGCTGGTTCAACTTGTCTTTCAAGAAGTTTGGAAACTTCCTGGATTGCTTGATCATCGGTGCAGTGAAGAGATGAATAAACATATCCATTACCTCTTCTGTCCTGCGTCGGTATTTCCCATACCCAGCCATTTGGCATAGCCCTAGCCCTTGTATAAGGACGTATTTGACCAGAAGGATCAGATTCAGTAGGGAATGCAATAGCAGAATCCATTTGCATATATTTCTTATAAGAGTTCCATTTTGTATTTCCAAGTTTGGACATCAAAATTCTTTTAAACCCAGTAGCATCAATCCAGAAATCTGCATCAACAATATCGCCATTGCCAAGAGAAACGGATTGTATATAACCATTTTCACAATTTAAATTTATATTTTCAATTTCAGAATCAATCATTTTAATATTTCTAAATATACAAATATTTGTAAAATATTGATTTAATTTGAAAGTATCAAAATGAAACTGATTAACTGACTGATGTGGATAATTAGCATTAACTTTATTTTCAATTAAAGCTCTTGATGTAATATTTTCTGTGAGGGTTTTATTGTTCTTAATAAGGCCATTATAGAGAGCAAAATAACCAATAGGTTCCTCTGTTGCAGCATGTGCAACGCTATGGAAATAATCCGGGGTACGGTTGGTCCAGTTTTCAAAACGAATTCCATATTTATGCGTAGCTCTAGACTGCACTAACATGTCTGCTAATGGAATTTCACACATTTCCATGAAACTTCGCCAGTGCTCGGTTGAGCCTTCGCCAACACCAATAATGCCAATCTTAGAAGAAGATACACAAGTAATTTTAAATTTAGGGAAAACTTTTCTTAGGATCAAGGCTGAAATTAGCCCAGCAGTGCCGCCTCCAATAATGGCAATTTTTTTCATATAAATTTATATTTAATTATTTTCTCTATAATATTTGTATCAAAATTAGTTATTAATTTATTATTTATTACTAATAGTTCTATATCATCCATTGAATTAGTGTCTAGATCAATATTATTTACAATACACAATGTATAAACAGAAGACTCTAAAAATGACTTTTCTTTGTACAAAATAGAATTATCAATCGTAAAAGATTTTTTACTATTCTTAAGTAAAGAATTAAGTGTTTTATATCTAATATGAGATAAAAAATAATTTTCTAATGATTCTGGAAATATATTTTTTTCTTCAATTTCTTGATATATTTCATTATTACCCTGTATATATCTGGCAACTCTCATATCTGTTTCCAAGGAATTTATTTCACTTAAAATATCATTTATACCAAGTGCATTTATAAATGCCATTGCTTTTACGGCAGGACCCTCTTCACTGGAAAATGGAGACTTTGAAACCTCTGACCATTCAAAAATTTGTTTTAAAATACCAGAAAATGTTCTTGAATATGTATTTACAATTTGAGTACTTTTATCTTTGAAATCTTGATCTTTGGTATCGGCACGAAAGATATGACCTATACCGCTTGCTGAAAGAACTACCTTCATAGAAATAATGTCATATCTAGTTGTTCTTGGATAAAAAGGAACCGGACCAAATTTGTTATAGTCACATCTAACAAATTCTACTCCATTTGATAATGAACCAGTTCCGCCGTATGTTGATGGTGGTGTGCCAGCAGACGGCAATTCAATTGAATTCCAAAAATTATAAAATGAAAAAGGATGTGTTGTTGATCCTTGAGCAATATCTTGAAAATTCTCATATGCAAGCATTTGCATAATATAATCACCATTATCACCAACAATTTGATAATCATGATATCCATGCATAGGTGATTTTTCTTTAAAGCAAAGCAAAACACCATTATCTGTTTGATAATAGTCAACATCAGGTGCTTCAATCAGTCCACCCGTTGTTTTTGCAAATGCTTTAACATCTCCACTTAGATTTGCTAGATGGAAAAAATCATACTCGAATGGATTAATTTCATTAATATTTTTCATATAAACCACATCACTAAGCTATATTTTACACCAGATGTTACTGGGTGTGCTATATGGGTGTAAGGGAAATTAGACGGAAACAAAACAAGTTCATTTGTGTTGAGTTTTATTGTTTTTTTGAAATAAGGAAATTCAAGTTCTCCACCTTCAAAAGATTCTCCAAAACATCCAACTAAACTCAAAACTCTGCTTGTGTCTGGAGAGTGGTCATGGTGTGCGTGATATTGCGAATTATTCTGATATTTTAGCAATTGCATTCCCTGAATTGACTGTAGATGTAAATCAAAGCAACGTCTATAATCCCATATACATTCATCAATATTGAAAAATATTTCTTTGTATTGTTTTGCTAAATCTTTAATATCATCAACAACAGTATCATCAAGCAGTGGCCAAACATCGGCTTCCATGGAGCTTCTATATTCTGACTCAGCAGTATTGCCAATATCACCAGTAACAGATCTATTCCAAGAAATATACGGCCATGATTTTTCCGTTTCTTTTTCTAAATTTTCTATAAAATCTGATACATCAAAATAATTTTTATAGACAAAAACGCACGGCATCTCTTCATATTTTTCAATTAACACAGTATTCAAAGCTTTCTAACTCTTGATTGTCAATTACAATTTTACAAGATTTTTTGCCAATTTCCGATGAATAGATACAGAATTTTGCACGATGTTTTTCTAATAGAAAGGGTTCATGTATATTATCATTAACTAATAATTGAATATTTTTATTAAAAATAATATAATCATTATGATACAGAATATTTTGATGAAAATATTGTTTTATATTTTGAAAATAAGAACAATTTCTAAACTCGGGAACTTCAATAATTTCTACTTTATCAAAATTACTTTTAGCTTTTTCAATATCTTTACATAAACCAATATTAATTGGTAAATTATTTTTTTTAGATAAAACTGAAGCCTCATCAATTAGATTTTCTGAAGGGCAAAACACAACTCTTTTCATATTAAAGAGAGTTCAGTTTATTGTTAATTTCTTGATATTTTTTGTACGCATCATATAGATTCGCTTGTACACTTGGGGTTTCCCAATCTTTAAAATCTTCGATTTTAGAGAAATCATAAGTATCAGGATCTAAACCAAGTATAACCATTGAAGAATATATTGTAGATTCAAAACCATTTTTTGCTGCGCTCAATGCAGCTTTTTTTTGTTCATTTGAAAGTGAAAAATTAATCATTTTCCTCCTAAGAATTGATAATTGTTATAACAGATCCACCGTTGGCGGAAACACCACCAACAGAACCTCCACTGACATTTGTAGTAGCCGAAATGGGCGTAGCGCTGTCTGTAACTATGATTATACCACCGCCTCCACCTGATTTACCATTTGTACCAGCCGTAGTGGACCCATTTGTGCCACTAGATCCTGCGCTACCACCAGGACCACCCACACCACCAGGATATGTTCTATGACCAACATGAGCCGTTGGACCGCCGATTCTTGCTCTTCCTTGATGATGTTGGCCGTGCAAATCATGCCTTGCTCTAGAAGCATGTGTAATGTGAGAACCTTTGGCCCCTACAACGTGATGTGCATCTGCTTCATGGTAATGATTATGCCCAAGAGGACCGGTTGTTGTATTAACATTATGTGCTACAGCACCACTATGACCTAATTGACCTCCTGCTGTGTGATCAATGCCATTTTGATGAAAAAAACTAGCGTCAGCACCAACTGGTGCATGACCTGTTGACGCAACGCCATGATGTGGATTGCTCCCGTGGTGGTGATTGTGAGGATGAACCGGTGTCGCATCGTGTACGGTATAGGCCCATGTTCCGTGAGCATGAGGGGCATATGTTGCAGGGGTATGACCGCTATGAGGTAAGCCCAATGGATAGGCCCCACTTGAACCAATGCTTATGGTTGGTCCATGCGTTCCATCGCCAGAAATATAATGAGCATGATTTTGTGTATAGTGAGCAATTGACGCAGCGGGGGCGGTCGTTCCAGTATTACCAACATTACCTAATGTAGCACCAGAGCCAACTGCAATGCTTCCGCCAACCGTTGCGTTTGATCCTTGAGCTTTAATAACACCAGAACCAGTAATTGATTTGGCACAGATTAAAACAACTGCACCACCAATTCCACCATCACCCTTGATTGCAGCTGGAACATCAGTTCCTTTAACTCCGTTTGATCCGCTGGCACCCTGTGTTCCAGGGCCACCGGCAGCACCAATATTTCGGCCTGGTAAAGAGCCAGGTTGTCCTGGCCAAGATGTTGGAGCACCTCCTGCGCCGGTACCGTCTGCAGCAAGCGTTAGCCCTCCCTCAACACCATCTTCTCCACCAGCACCGCCAGAAAAAGCAATAAAAGCACTATTAGAATCTACATAACCACCAAATATAATATTTTCTAAAGCGTTAAGAACATAAGATGGTGCTTGTGAGGCAATATATGTCGATCCCGCAGCATTACCGCCAAGAGATCCTATAGTATTAGAGGCAATGGGGGCTGTTCCTCTTAGAGTTGCAGTTGAAACTGTTGTACCAGAAGCAACGCCAAGATTTCCATCTAATGTCAAAGTTCCTTTAACAAATACTTTAAAACCGTTTGTGTTTAAATGGCAATTAGAATTAATTGTTAAGTTATTATAATACATGTCTCTGCTAAGAGAAATATTGGCTACAATAACAACATCGCCATCTGTTCCGACACCGTATACTGAATCATTGCCTATTCTTTGGACTTTTGCTGGCGAATTATATTTATCTATTCCTGGCATATTAAACCAACTGCGAGTAGATTACTGTTCCGTTTTGGCACCCAGTACCACCAACAACATTTGTGCTTACATTAGCAGGGAGCGTTGCCTGAGCTGATATTATTATTACAACTCCACCGCCTCCTCCTCCAGAACCGGCAGTCCCTGGTGCGTTAATTGAAGCATTGACAGTGGTTGCATCCGTTGATATATATCTAGCACTTAATATTACAACGCCACCACCTGCCCCAGAAGCACCGCCTGCCCCGCCTCTCAAGAATAATGGATTTATTTGAGAGGCGGTTACTGAGTACCCGCGAACTGCCTGAACCGGCTGATACCAGTACCCACTCTGAGTTGTTTTATCCCCTGTTCCCCCAGCGCTTGTGGTAGGTGCAGTGGCATTTGCTGTTGCACTATTTCCTCCAAGTGCATTTATAATGTTTCCCCCAGCGGTGGCTCCACCGCCAGCAATACTTCCATTTGCACTAGACCCTGTTGCAAACCCGATCACAGCACCGTTACGTAATGTTAAAAGATTTTTAACAAACACACGATATCCATTTGTTATTAATTGTATATTTGCTTGAATTTCTAAATTAAAATAATACATATCGGATGTCAAAGTAGTATTTGTAGAAATTGTTACAGAACCATCAGAACCAGACCCATAGATAGGGTCTGGAGCATCAATGAATGATGCAAAAGCATTGGCTGCTGGATATTTTATAAAACCTGTCATTATGTTTCCTCAATTCCAAATACAGCAATATTGATTGCGGTATTTGAACTGCACAGTGCAGTTATTTGATCAGAGTTTGTATTATTTGCCGTTGATCCATTGTTATTCAAAACCATTGAGCAGTTAAAAGTGACGGTTTCATTTGCAGCAACAGACAGTGCACTCAATATATCATGAGTATTGGCTTCAGCAACATTTGCTGGTTTTAAACGAACGGTAACTGTTTTTGCACTATTGGTTGTGTTTGTTAAAATAATTTGTTTAATAATTGATGTTGTGCTTTGGGGAACAGTATAAATTACGGAAGAGGCTGTTGTTAACTGAGTTGGGCTTGAAGCCCCAGAGAGTCTTTTTTGTGTTAAAGCCACTACAAAACCTCCATATATAGTCTAATTAAGATATTCCGATTTTCCTGAGAGGAATTACCACCGCCAGAAGAAGAAAATTCCACTACAGCATTGGAAGAGTTTTTATAAAAAATTTTTCCATCTGCATAATTAATAGCAAGTTCGCCATGTTCTAGCGAGGCTGGAACATTTGAAGATGTGCCACTATTTTTAAGCTTTATAGTATTGGGCACCTCGGCCTCCTATCAGAATGTGCCACCATCAATTGTAGCAGTATTGGCTGCTAAATTAGCCAGCTGAGCACTATGCGCTTGAACATCAGTTCCAATTACAAGACCAAGGTTGGTTCTCGCTGTTGCTGTATCAGTGGCTCCTGTTCCGCCATGGGCAACAGCAATGGCAGTTGCTTGCCAAGTTCCCGTTGCAATTGTGCCTAAAGAGGTAAGACTTGATCCCGTTATCCCCGAACCCAGTGTTGAGCTACTTAGGACAGATGTACCATTGATATAAAAAGCCTTTCCACTTGCAAGATTTAAATGCTCTGAGGATGTCCAGGCATCTGTAGAATCAACCCAGTTAAAAGTTTTGTTGGAGGCACCCAGAACGGTGATGCCAGCACCATCTGCTGTTGTATCATCTGGCGCTGCAACATTGGCAAGAACAACATTTTTATCCTCAACAGTAAGTGTTGCAGTATTTAGTGTTGTTGTATTGCCTTGAACAACCAAATCACCGGTAACGGTCAAATCACCAGGAGTTGTAATATTGGGAGCTAATGATATTGTATTCCCAGCAACTGCAATTTGATTTGCTGTTCCACTTATTACAACTGTTGCATTAGTAATAGCGTTATCAACATAAAGTTTTGTAGTGGCGTGTGTATCAGCAGTTGGCGTAGGAACAATAGTGATTCCAGTAAATGTTTTATTGCCAGTTACAGTTTGAACACTGGACAAAGTAAGGTATGCACCAGCACCACCAATTGCTTCTACGCTTGTAGCAGCCCCGCCTGCGCCTCCTGTGCCTTTGCCATAATAAAGAACATCATTAACTTCATTATATGCAATTTCTGCATTTTCTAAAGAAGATGGCGCACCCGATGCTCCAGAAGACCTTCTTTTAATTCTAATGGTATTTGCCATATTAGTAATTTCCTCCATCTAGTAATGTATTTGCGATGGAATGAACATGGTCAGTCCTCGCAGCAATATTTAAAACCCCAACAGATGCCACTCTCGCAATATCTTCTGGGGCTGTTGTCGCATATGATGCATTTGCCAAGTTAATTGTAGCAGGAACGGTGTTAATAACACTTACATCATTTGTTTGGATTGTTATTGATGTTACATCGCTATTAGAAACAGTAAGTTGTGTGATGTCCCCAGTTTTGACAGTTAAATTTGTTATTTCCGCAGACATTACGAAACATCCGGGCTAACCGTCACCTTCCCTTGCAACAAGGTGGTGACCACGCTTCCATTGGTTTGTTGTAAATCATAAACATAAATACCTGGCCTAATATTTGCAGAGTTTGCTGATGTCATTGTAAAAGTAAGGGTGCCGTTTGCATTATCTGTTTTAGACACATCAAAAATTGCTGTATTTGAGGTGGCATGGACAGATGTTTTCATAGATGCGACAAAAGACATTGCCGAAATATTAATATTGGCATTTGCCGAATCTTTTAAACGAACCTCATGAACATAAGTGTCGCCTCGATGTATTGCAATATTTTTTTCCGCCGCCATCTAGCAATCGCACTCCTCACAGCCACATTCGCAGCACTCGGTGCATTCACAGCCACATCCACAATCTTTTGTTCTAGACATACCGACCTCGTTACTGACCGGGCTTTGGTAATGCTTTCCACGCTGCTTCCATTTTTGCAGCGTCCTTGGCAAATTCTTGTTCAAGTTCAATGTGAATCCACTTGCCACCAAATGAGCCAGCATTATCTTTTTCGTTATAAACTTTTACGCCCTTGGCCCCCTCCCCACGCGAGCAACGAAAACCTCTTCCATAACCAACCTTTTTGTCAGATTTGTCGGCATCGTATGCGTAGTCATGAATCTCAACAATGCCGAGCTCCTTTGCATACTTCAGGAACCAATCCCACATCTCAACGCCAACCTTGCGGTCTGTGTATCCGATGTCCGCAGCTGCCCCAGTGGCATGAACCGACAGGTACTTCTCCATGCCCGGGTCACCAATTTTCTTTCCTTCTGTATGCTTATTCCTCATAAGACGGGCCGAGTAGATGCCCATATTGGTTGCTTTCCATCTGCGACCACATGCGGCAACAAACCACTCGGTTCCCGCGCCAGCTTTTTTGCCGTCAAATGATGGGTAATAAGGATACTTACGAGGCATCACTTAGACCCTTTACCAAAAGCAACATCTTTTGGATTTACATATCTCACCAAGACTGGCAGGGTAGCGGCCCAAAGTGCATTAAGGGCAGCCTTGGGATCGCCAGTTGAAGCATATACAGCTACAGCAGCGCCAAGAACGCTTCTTGCGTAAGAGGCAATAATAGCCTTGTTTTGTTCAGATAATTTAATCATAAAAACCTCCTATATGATATATAGACATTATAGCCTATTCAGAATCTGCATGGTTAGTCTTAGCTTTGCTAAAAATGGCTTGAATTTCACTTTGATCAAGTTTGCCATCATCTAAGAAAGCGTTTGCCAAACCCTCAACGACCTTGGCAACCCCTCCAATTCCTGCCATCAAACATGCTTTCCAAAGATCAACACCAGCAATGGCACCGGCTCCGATAACGCCTAATCCAGACGCTCCAAAGACAGCTAAAATTCTTAATAACACATTTCTTGTATTAGACATAATTTCTCCTATTCATCATTACTAAGCATTACGCTTATGTAATGAACCAAAAAAGCAACAGATGTTGCAATTAAGGTAATCTTTCTAGTATCCCCAGAAAGTGTTGCAAAAACAATAATAGTGCTAGATATTGTAAATGCAAGAGCAGCGGTTTCTTTGCTGAACTTTTTAATAAAATTCCATATACTGAATTTTTTCATTCCATCCTCCGTGTATTTATAAATACTATTTGTGGTGTAACTTTCATCATCACCATTTGGCCCCTCAATCTCGGGAGCCTCCTCATCCTCCTCTTCCCCCTCCTCTTCTTTTTTAAAAGCAGAATTGCTGTCTGATGGCTTGGGGGAGTTTAAACCTCCGCCAGAACCTCCTGAGCGTGGTTCTGGGCCTCTGACGGGGGCTGCGGCTGCTGCGGTGGCAATGCTTGCTATAGCAAGAAGAGTCCTTCTTTCTTTAACTGGAATTGCCGACCCTGTTGGTACATAATCATCAAAACCATCTGCATAAATGTTTATTTCTTCTTCAAAAGCTTCTCTGACTTCTGCCGGGGCATCCTGAACAGCTTCAATAATTTGAGTTTTTTCTTCTTCTGTTATATCTGAAGTATCAATTGATTGAAAAACCTGTGTGGCTTGTTCTTGCGTTATTTCTTGCAAAACATCTTTATTTGTAGCCAAATCAACAGCTTCTTCTGTTG